TCAAGCAATATCTCCCCGATGCAGTCCGAAACGATGCTGGATAGTCCTTTTAAGACCCGACCTAATCCGAGTCAATGACAAACAAGCCTAAAAAGAAGCAGAAGCTACGAGGGGCAACCAAGCCGAGGCTTCACAGTCCACTTCTTAAAGGACAAAACAAGCTGCAAGATGTTAAAGACTTGTGCGAGATCGTGAAGATCCCTTTACTGCCGTGGCAAGAGTTCGTGCTCAAAGATATTCTGACTGTGGACAAAAAAGGCCTCTGGATTCGTAAGACTAACCTGATTCTGGTAGCACGACAGAACGGCAAGACTCACTTGGCCAGAATGCTGATCTTGGCGCACCTGATTAAGTGGAATACCAATGTGCTTATCATGTCCTCTAACCGAAGCATGGCACTTGACACCTTCCGGCAAATCACTCACCTATTGGAGACCAATGACCACCTTAAAGGATTCGTTAAACAAATCAGACACGCTAACGGCACGGAGTCTATTGAGATGCTCTCTGGAGCGCGCCTTGATGTCGTTGCAGCTACTAGAGATGGATCTCGTGGACGAAGTGTCAACGGGCTACTTTACATCGATGAGATCCGAGAGATCACAGAAGATGGATTTAGAGCAGCAACTCCAACTACTAGAGCTCACCCAAACAGTCAAACGCTTCTTACCTCTAATGCTGGAGATGCGTTCTCAACTGTTCTCAACGACCTGCGAGAACGAGCAATCGACTACCCTCCAAAATCCTTTGGATTCTACGAGTACTCAGCCCCTCAATACTGCAAGATAAGCGACCGCGATGCATGGGCTTTGGCTAACCCCTCTTTGGGATACACCATCACAGAGGAAGCGATTGAAGAAGCGATTGCTACTTCACCGATTGAAAACACTCGTACTGAAACGCTTTGCCAATGGATTGACTCTCTCAGTAGCCCGTGGCCTCATGGCATTCTTGAGGAAACATCTGACTCAGAATTAGAGATGGCAGTAGGTGCTTACACAGTCTTTGGCTTTGATGTAAGTCCGAGTCGTAGAAATGGCTCACTTGTTGCCGGACAGTTACTGCCAGATGGCCGAATCGGGATCGGTATCCTAGAGACTTATAGCTCTCAGGTTGCCATCGATGAACTGAAGATGGCTGCAAGTATAAAGGCTTGGTGCGACATCTATAAGCCGCGCCTAGTGTGCTTTGACAAGTATGCCACCCAGACTATTGCAGATCGCCTTCACAATTCTGGCGTAGTGGTCGAAGATGTCTCAGGCCAGCAGTTTTACAAAGCCTGTGGAGACTTGCTAGAAGGTTTAGTCAATCACCGAGTAGTCCATAACGGCCAAGCCGAGTTCATCCAGCAGATGAATAACTGTGCAGCTAAAGTCAATGACTCAGCGTGGAGAATCATCAAGCGTAAGAGCGCTGGCGATATTTCAGCCCCGATTGGGATCGCAATGGCTGTAAGTAAGTTAATGATCCCTCAACCAAAGCCTCAGATTTATACTTAGACACACCCATAGCACATTGTACAATCTCTTGACAAATGCTATAGTTTCTGTCTATGGGTCTATTTCGCAAAACTGAAGCAGTCACTAATGATCAGCGTTCATCGCTTTTAGCGCAATACGCCCCTCAAATTATGGGAGAAAATCTTAACTCCCTTTATAACTACATCTTGCCACGCGTTCAACGCAATGAGGCGATGTCAGTCCCTTCCGTAGCTCGATGCCGCAATCTTCTCTCTGGAGTAATCGGAGACTTGCCGCTTAACCTTTACCGCAAATCTACAGGTGAAGAATTAGGCAACCCGATCTGGGTAGATCAGCCAGCAATCAATCAACCGCGTTCAGTAACTATGGCGTGGACAGTCGATTCACTTCTTATGTACGGAGTGGCGTACTGGCAAGTAACAGAATTGTATGCAGAAGATGGCCGTCCATCTCGCTTTAAGTGGATTCCTAATGTCAAGGTTACATTTACTACGGATCTTTATGGCATGGAAATTACACAGTATTACATCGATGCTGTCGCAGTTCCAATGTCAGGACTTGGCTCACTTGTAACATTCCAAGCATTCGATGAAGGTATCTTAGAGCGCGGATCTGAAACAATTAGAGCTGCAATCGATCTTCGTAAGGCAGCAGTATTGTCTGCTTCAACACCTATGCCATCTGGAGTGCTACGCAATAACGGAGCAGATCTAGATCCTAAAGAAGTTGCTGGGCTACTTGCAGCATGGAAGAACGCTCGTAACAATCGCAGCACAGCTTACTTGACTTCTACTCTTGAATATCAGCCAACATCATTCTCACCTAAAGACATGATGTATGACGAAGCACAACAGTTCCTAGCAACAGAGATTGCTCGTCTATGCAACATTCCTGCTTATCTTCTTAGCGCTGAAGCCAATTCATCGATGACATACGCAAATGTTCTAGATGAACGCAAACAATTTTATTCTCTATCTGTCGCTCCATATGTAAATGCGATTCAGGATCGTCTATCAATGGATGATATAACCGCTCGCGGTAACGCAGTTAAGTTTGATGTTGATTCATCATTCCTAAAGACTGAACCAATGGAAAGACTATTAGTAATTGAAAAGATGTTATCTCTTGGCCTAATCACAGTTGAACAGGCTATGGAGATGGAAGATCTAACGCCTAACGGCAGCGAAGGAATCGAATAATGGAAAACCAAGTAATCACCTTCACGGCAGGACTTATTGCCAATGTTGAGGAACGCTTAATCTCAGGCAAGATCGTGCCAGCAGGTACAGGCGAAGTCGGTAACACTTCAGCAGGTAAGGTCGTATTTGAGAAGGGCGCAATTGCACTTCCAGAAGATCCTAAGACTGTGAAGCTTCTAAATCAGCATGATTCACGCCAACCTTTGGGAAAGGCCACGCAGTTCACAGAGCAAGAGGATGGGGTTTACGCTAGCTTCAAAGTAAGTCGCAGCAACAGAGGTTCTGAGGCTTTGATCCTTGCAGAAGAAGGATTGCAATCAGGTCTTTCAGTAGGCGTAGAAGTAATTAAGTCAAAGCAAAAAGGCAATGTGATGTTCGTATCAGCAGCCAAATTGCTAGAGGTTTCATTGGTAACAGAGCCAGCATTTAAGTCTGCTCAGGTTATCGATGTAGCGGCTGAGGAAACTCCAGAGGTCGTAGAAGAAAACGAAACAGAAAGCGAGACAGTCTTGGACACAACGCCAGAGACAGTTGCAGCCCCAGCAGTAGAAGCAGCAGCAGTCGAAGCTGCTCGTCCTACTGTAGTGACAGCAACAACATTCGTGCGCGAGCGCGTAGCACCAATTACATCAGCACAATACTTAGAAGCAAACATCAAGGCCGCTCTTGGTGATGACGAGTCACGCCGCATCGTTCGCGCTGCTGATGATTCAACATCAACAAACACAGGTCTTACACTTGCACCACACCTAAACACATTCATCACAGACACCTTCACAGGCCGTCCAGCATTTGAAGCTTCCACGAGAGCGGCTTTAATTGACTCAGGAATGTCATTCACGGTTCCACGCCTTTATGTAAATGCGAGCACTCCAGATGTTGCTCCAACAGTTGCAGACACAAACGAAGGCTCAGCACCATCTGAGACAGGCATGACATCTGCATACGACACAGTAGATGTGAATAAGTTCTCAGGACTACAGCGCGTTTCATTCGAACTTGTAGATCGTTCATCTCCAGCATTCATGGAACTAATGATGGTCGAACTTCGCAAGGCATACGAGAAGGCAACAGATACAGCACTTCTAAACGCTTTCATCGCATCTGGAACAACAGCAGCGACAACAGCAGCAACAGCAGCAGGACTACAGTCATTCATCTCTGTAGAAGGCGCAGCAGCTTACAAGGGTACAGGCGGAGACTTTGCTAACAAGCTAGTTGCAAGCACAGACCAATGGGCAGCGATCACCGGCTACGCGGATACCACAGGACGAGCGCTGTACTCAGCACAAGGCGCAACATACAACGCAGCAGGCGCAGCAGTTGCTACATCTGTTCGTGGCAATGTTCTTGGTACTGACTTGATCGTAGATCACAACATCGCTGCATCTGGCGTAATCGATAACTCAGCGTTCTTGGTTGCACCATCTTCAGTCTATGTCTGGGAATCACCACAGACACAGCTTCGCGTTAATGTCTTGACATCAGGCGAAATCGAGATCAACCTTTACGGATACTTGGCAATCTACCTTGCTAAGTCAGGTAAGGGTGTTCGTAAGTTCAACCTAACTTAATCAAAACAGGTAACTAAGTACGCTCTAGGGGGTCAGTAGCCCTCTGACTCCCTAGAGTCTTTAGAAAGGAAATCATGGCACTAACTACAGTCGCAGAACTCCGCAGCACTCTCGGAGTCGGTACGCTGTACCCTGATGCCACCTTGCAAGAAGTCTGTGATGCAACAGATGCAGTTCTACTGCCAATGCTCTGGACTAACTCTTATTACAATATCGCACACAGCAACACAGCCACGACTGGCACTCTTTACTTTGAGGACAAAGTAGAGAAGGTATTTTATGTGGGTCAGCAAGTCGTTATCACAGGCAACGGCAGCAAACATAATGGATCTAAGACTCTTACTGGAGTAGGCGATTACAACATTACCTACAACATCACAGGCAATAACAACACGCCAGCAGTAGAGCATCCAGTCCAACCTTTCGGCACAGTCTCAGCAGATACTTATGTAGACTGGTCTTTAGATTTAGCAATTCAGCAAGCAGCTCTCATGATATCTGTCGAGATCTGGCAAGCGCGTACAGCCACCCTTTCAGGCAGTAACGCTGTCGATTTCCAGCCAAGCCCTTACCGAATGAGCGCGCAGCTTCTCGCTAAGGTGCGAGGATTGATCGCTCATGCACTAAGCCCTAACTCTATGGTGGGCTGATGCCAGTTGCTATCACCACACTTCGCACCACTTTAGCCACGGCTCTAGTCGATAATTCTAAGTGGCAAACCTTTGCCTTTCCTCCAGCAACAGTTCTTGCTAACTCTGTAATCGTGTCTCCAGATGATCCTTATTTAACACCTAGCAACAATCAGCACATCACTATAAGCCCTATGGCTAACTTTAAGATTGTTATGACTGTCCCATTGTTTGACAATGAGGGAAACCTTAACGGCATTGAGGACACAGTTTGCAGCGTGTTCGCTAAGCTCGCAGCATCATCTTTGACTTATAATGTAAGCGCGATAAGCGCACCAAGTATTCTCAACGCTGCATCAGGTGATCTGCTGAGCTGCGAGATGTCCGTATCAATCCTAACAAGTTGGAGTTAATTATGTCCGAGTGGGAACTAGAAAACGAAGCCTTCCTGAAGAAAATCGGGCAGGTAACACCAGCAACACCAAAGCCAGCAACCAAGAAAGAAGAGGAATAATCTCATGGCTGTATTTCTGAATAACAAAGTCGGTGTGAAGATTAACTCTGTTGATCTTTCAGACCATGTAACAAGCATTACTCTTAACCGCACATTCGATGAGCTAGAAGTTACAGCAATGGGCGATACTTCACACAAGTTCGTTAAGGGCTTGGAAGCATCATCTGTAACAATCGACTTCCTCAATGACACAGCAACAGCAAATGTATTGGCAACACTACAAGCTGCATGGGGAACCA